CGTTGATGCCGCGGGTGACTGCAGATGCACCGCCTGAGCCGGCAACGAGAAACACCGCCTGCTGGCCTTTTACTACAGCCTCCGTAGTAGTCGTGTCCTTCAACAGCGAAACATGCTGCTCGAAGGCCTTCACAAATTCTTGGCGATACTGAATCTGGAACGCTGTATCGGCAGACAGAACGATACCGCGACGGCATAGCCAATCGAAGAACTGTCGATTGAGAATGGCGAGGCAGTCAAAGACAAATGCCATGATCCACTTCATGGTGGATGAACTCCTTCTAAGAAACGATTAGGTTCAACCGTTGCTCGGGGTATCCGCCATGCACTGTGAGGGATGTCCTCTGGTCGAGGATCCTCGCGCCCGCACGTTGGGGCCTAGCTAACTGGTGCGTGTTACTTCGTTTGTCCGCTCCTTGCGGGTTATCGGACTAAGGCATATCCGGCCAAAAGCGATTCGGCAGGTAGAACAAGCTTTCACCTAGGCGACTCTTTGCCTTGATTTCATTGCCTCCCTTGCATCATACAGGTCCCGAAGACGTTGTTGAATAGCCTCATTTTTCAGGTAAGACTTAGATCCCATGGTGGCCTCGATCTTGGCGATCTCATCCTCGATCGCTTTCGGCTGATCGGTGGCCCCCGGCACGACAGTGCCGCTCGGGTTGAGTTCCAGCGCGGTGGCGAGCAGCCCCTTGAGGACTTCGGGCGATGAGCCGATGGGCGTGCCGTCCGACAGGCGCCCGGTGAGGATCTTGTCCTTCACCTCCTTGGTGAAGCGGCCGTCGAGAAAGCCGTGGATGACGTTCAGATGCCGGCGGTAGTCGTCGCCCCATTCCGCGCGCAGGCCCTCCTCGCCCTCGTTCATCGCCTGGACGTCGCGCTCGGCGCGCTCGGCGGTGACGCGCTCGTTCATGGCGTAGTACGCCGTGAGGGACGCCCGCACCTGTTCGGGGGTCTGGTGGCTCTCGTGGGCGGCTTTGAGGAACTCCTGCACCAGGGGCTTGTCCTCGGGGTCCTCGACGACGCCCTTCAGGTCGTACTTGTCGAAGGTTTCGGGGATGCCGTGGGCCTCGCGCCAGGTCTTGATCTCGTCGGCGGTGGGCTTGTCGGAGAGCCCGGGCTTGAGTTCGCCGCTGCTGATCTTGTTCTGCGCCGCAATAAGGGCATCGGCCAGGGCCTTGGGCGACTGGTAACGGGAGACCCGGGCGAGCAACTTGGAGTCGCCGCCAGAGAGTTTCTCGCGCCAGTCGGTGGGCCAGTCGGCGGGGGTGTCCGCCGCGGCCTTGGGAGCGGGGGTGGGCGTCGTGGCGGCGCTCTTGGCGACCGGCTGGGTGCCAGTGGGCAGTTTCGACGCGGGGGGGGGGCTTGGCGCCGGGGCCGCTGCTGCCGGGGTTTCGACGATCGGGGCGTCGTCGGTGCCTTCGAGACTGGTATCGCTGGCTTCAGCCATTCTGGTTCTCCTTCTTGGTCAGGACGGTAATGTCCAGGTGCAGCAGGCCGACGATCTGGTCGCCGACAAACTTGCGGCCCAGCGCGAAGGCGGTGTCGGTCTCGCGCGGGTAGTAGTGAAATCCGTCACGGTCGGCGGCCTGGCGGATGATCCAGTCCAAGGCGAGTTTCTGCTGGTGGCCTTCGGCGTCGCCCGCGAAGAGCGCCTTCATGCTGGAGGCCACCGCCGCGGTGAGATGCGGCAGGGCAGCGGCGCCCGTCTGGAGCGGCGCCTTGAGGATGACGGCCTCAGTTTTGGGGCGCGAGGTCGGCACTGCGACCCTCCTCGGTTTCCGCGCGCCAGCGCAAAAGCAGCTGCTCGAGCCAGTCGCGGGGCGAGGGGATCGGACCCGCCAGATCCCTGCGGGACTGGCGCGGCTCGTCGCCCTTCATGACAGACTCGCTCATACGCCCGCTCCAGGAGCGGCGGCCGGCGGCGCGGCGCCTGGAGGCGCCTGGATGCCGATCTGCTGGGCGGCTTTGGTGCCCTGCACAAGATTGGCGAGCTGCTGCTGCTGGGCCTGCTGCTGCGCCATCTGGCGCTTGGCGTCCTCGACGAACTGCTCGTTGTTGAGCCAGCGGGCCGGCACGCCGATGCCGTTCAGGGCGTCTCTGAGGGCGACTTCGCCCTTCACGAGGAGCCCCGCGCCGGGGTCGAGCGAGATCGCCTGCGCGATGAGTTGCGTGGCCTGGGTGTACTTCTGGCCCTTCTGCTCCTCGATCGCATCGTGCAGCGGCGACTCGAAGACGAACTCGACCTCGGCCCCGCGCAAGGCCTTGGGCCAGGATCCCGGGTTGCCGAAGGCGCCATTGGCCAGCAATATCTCGAAGGTAAGATCGCAGATCGCCGAGTTGTACTCGGCCTCCATGGGCTCGAAGAGCGGCAGGGCGTTGCGGATGTACTCCTGCACGCGCTGGCCGACCTCGTAGGCCGTCATCTCAGGCGCCCGCTCAGGCAGGGTGAGCGCGTCCAGGTAGAACGCGGAGTGAATCTGCTTACGCGTATCGGCATTCATCTGAAGCCCGAAGTTAAAGCCCCGGAAGTCCTGCGTGATGGGCCGCAGCGCTTCACCCAGGCGCTCGTCGTACTCGGGGTCCACCCAAGTAATGCCGCCTGCGTAGACGCTCACATCGCTTCTCACCGCATCCTGCGTAGCGATCATCGGCGGCTGGGTCGCCTTTTCACCCGCCTCGAGCAGCGTGAAGGTCATCGCTTGGATAAGCCGCGCGTCGGGAAGCGCCGCCACCGTCGCAGGAGAGAAGGAATACTGCGATCCGGAGACCGTCTGCCAGCGCGGGATCACGTAGTAGCGGTGCCGCAGCGCAGTCTCTTCCAGCACCGTATCGTTCAGCGCGTCATACCAGATCGACCAGTACTTGATGCCGGTGGGCGCGCTCTTGTCGTACATCTCTGTCTCGACCACCATGTGCATGGTCTCGTACTCTTCGAACGGCGTCTTGCTCTCGGCACGCCGGATGGGCTCGGCGACCTTCTCCTTCCACAGGCGCAGCATCGTCTGCGCAGTGGGCTTCCACTTCCTAAAGATCGTGCCGATCTGGCCCTCTTCGTTTTCCTGCCAGGCCATGTCGCGCAGATGCCAGCAGCGGTAGAGCAGCGCGTCGGCTCTGCGGTTCAACTGCGCCGAGAGTGCGCACTGGCCGAAGCAGGCGAAGTCTCCGTCGCCTTCTTTCGTCGCGCGGGTGAACAGCGCCACCGGGTCGTACATCGCCCGGCGCATCGTCTCGCCCATCCACTGCAGCGTTGCACGCGTCTCGTTATCGTCGGTGTCCTTCTCCCAGCGCCGCTGCGGATGGAACCACTCCTTTGCGGTGGGCCGCAGCATCGTGCCGAGTTGGTTCTGCAGATCGCGGCGGCACAGCACCGGGTAGGAGCTCATCAAATTGCTGGCAAAGTCCGTGCCCAGCGGCCGCATGATCGTGAAATCAGCGCGCTCAGGAAAAAAATTATCAGCACACTCCTGTAGGAGTGAATCGAGCGGTCTTTTTTTCTCGAACAAATGGCCGGCTACGGCGAAGAGTTGCTTAGCGTCCACTCACGCCCCCAGCGTGTCGGAGGACGCAGTCATGATCGTCGAGGCCCGTCCGCGCAGCGCGAGCAGTTGCGCAATCGAGCGTTGCTGAGCGGCTTGCTGTGCAACGGGATCCGGCATGACGGCCGGCGGCGGCAGGCCCGGGATATTGATAGCGGCCGGCTTCTTGGCAAGGATCTGCGGAAGCGCACCGCCGACCGCAGTCCCAGCGGCGGCGACCATCTGAGAGCCGGTGATGCCGGCCGCGCCCAAGGCAGCCCCGCCAGCACCGACTGCGGCGCCCCCGACCGCGCCCTTGAGCGAGCCAGTGCCGATCGCCTGGGCGACCTTGCCAGGCCCCTCGCCGCTTGAGATGGCCTGGGCACCGGCGATCGTGCCCACCGTCGCAGCACCGTACCCTGCATAGATCCCCGCCGTGATCGCGGTCTCAGGCATATTCGGACTCCTCGACGGTGAAACTGCCCTCGTCCGCGCGCAGCACGCACGGCCCGATGTCAATGCGCATGGGATCCTCAGACGCGAGCCGGATCGGCTTGTAGAAGGCCCAGCGGCCCCAGGCGTTGTACAGATCGACCGCCTTGGCCGGCGACACCCGTGCCTCGACCATCGCTGCCACCGCGCCCACATAGGCGTTGTGGACCGGATCCTCGCCGTGCCGCACATCATCTGGCCGCAGTTCGTGCAGGCGCGCGTGGAACGCCTCGCCCAGATCGCGTAAGCGCTCGCAGCCGACGATCCAATCGTGGATGTCCAGGGAAAAGAAATCGACGTCCCAGCGGCGCCCCATGAGCGGATAGATTTGCTTGCGCTCAAAGCGCTTGCGCATCCCGACGGAGCGCGAGAACCAGGCCGCCTGCGGCGTGCAGGCAGGCACCAGCGTCAGGAGCTCGGTCATGTCGGTGCGCAGGAATGCCATCTCGAGCGCCTCGCGCGCCACGCGCAAAGCGCGTGCCCCGTGGTAGGAGGGCAGGAGATTCGTGTGCACGCAGTAGCGGCCCTCTCCAAAACTGACCAGCAGGAAGCACCCCTCCTCAGCGAGGATCGTGAAATTCGGCGCGGCGACGTAGCGATCCGCCACGCACGCGGGCGCCCCATCGATCGCCGTCCACAGGCGGATCTGCGGATCGTTGCAGATCTCCTCGATCCGCGGAATGTCGGCAGGCGTGGCGAATCTCAAGAGTAGCGCCTTGCAGAAAGGGGCTTGCGCCCGGAGTTGATGACGCTGGGGTAGCGATTCACACGCCGGCCCGCAACGCCCTGCTCCATCCACTCGGACGCGCTATCGCTCCAGCGCGCACCCTCGAACCACGCCATTGTTATGGCGTCTCCGTAATCGGTGGATCGGCCGATGCGCTCGACGACATGTTCCTTCGGCTCCAGCTTGATGCCGTTCGGCGTGACTTCGAAGGTCGGCGCGGTCAGGTCCGCAATGATCTTCGGCACGTCAGGCAGTGCAATGGGTGAGCCGCCCGGCTGCCCAGGATCGAGCGCCTCGCGAAAGAGCCAGTACGCAGCGCTACGCTTATTGGTGAACTTGTACTTGCCGTCGATCGAGCGCCGGTTCGTCGACTCAGCGCCGCGGAATCCCTTCACGCGGCTGTGGACCGGATCATCCTCGTTCGCCTTCAGATGCTCGTAGAGCGGGCCGCCGTAGCCGCCCCCCATGTCGACGATGATCTCGGCCAAGTGCAGCCGGTGCGAGATCACCAAGCCTGCACAGAAGGATCCGGCGCTGGACATCGGGATATCCTTGCCGGGAATCTCGATCGGTCTGGCATACCAGCCGTCGTGGCGCGGCGCGAGCACCATCGGGTCGGTGCCACCGCCGGAGGCGTCCACCCCGATCGCGCACATCGGAACGTCCTCCGGAGGCTTCGGCGTCCAGCGCTCGATCGCCGCGCGCACCCAGGCGGTCGGGATGCACTGGTTGTCCTGATCGCGCAACGTCGTCTTGAACTTGCCCAGCAGAATCGAGCGGTACGGCTCGGGCATTGCGTCCAACTGCGCCTTGTAAGAGCCCCTGGCAAGGAACGGATTGTCCGCAAGGCTCGCCGGAATGTAGGTGCGCGAGAGCGGCTTCATCAGGCGACCGCCGATAAGGACCTCCGCCGGTCCCGGGACCTCCTTATCGACCCCTTCCTCATCGGTCACAAACCACCGCAGTTCGCCCGTCTTCGCCGGGTTCGGGTGACGATCGTCCAGCCATGGAGCAAAGAACTGCACGATCCACAGACCTTCGGCGGTGAGCGGAGGATTGCTCGCCAGCACCACGCGACAGCGCTGCTTCGGATTCTCGTGCCGCAACCATCCCATCAGGAAGCGGAACTGGACCTCCGCGAACTGGGCCGCCTCGTCGATCCCGAAAAAATCATGCGGCCTGCCCTGCCAGTGCTGCTCATCTCCGACCGTCTTTGCGGCGCCGAACTCGATGATCTGCTCGTTACCAATGCGCAGCGTTGGCGGGGGCGCCCCGTTGAACCCGTCGCGCGAGCCGTGGATCTTGAGCGCGTCCTCGGTCAGCCCGGCGAGGTCGGTGTACTGGCGCCGCATGATGAGCGAGCGCTTGTGCTTGTTGAAGGCGAGCCCGAGCACAAGGCTGGACTTCCCGCCGCCCGGCTCACCGCCGTACAGCAAGATGTCCGCTTCCGATTCGTAGGCGAGCGTCTGAGGCCCAGGATTAGGAATGAATTTCATCCCAGCAGTGCCCTTGAAGGCAGCCGCAGTTACGTCCGCCTGCTCCTTGGCCGGCAGGGCGCTGAACTTCCTCAGGATGTCGTCGAGGTCGATCATTGCGGCGCGGGCGGCTCCGCAGTTTGCATCTGCGCCTTCGTGCGACGCTTACGTCGAGGCTTCTCGATCACGATGCCGGCACTCGTGTCCACGCCATTGCCGCTCGCGTGAATCACCTGCGCAGCATCCTGCAGAGACGGCGTGAACGCGGGCAGAAGAGGAACTCCCAGTGCGGGCGGGGCAA